AACCAATAGCATTTTTTGCGAGGATGTATTCTTTGACCAGACCAGAACGAACGATGTCTTCGATACCAAACTCAATCAGAGAGAAAGATTCCATCTTAGAAAGAATGCGGGTGAAATCAGAAATGCCATTTCTCTCATGAGTCTTTGTCAAGTCTGACTGTACTCCGTCTCCACAGAAAAGAATCTTACTGTTCTCACCAATACGAGTGATGATTGAATCAAGTTCATGGAAGTTTAGGTTCTGACACTCATCAACAATAACGATTGCATTGTCAAGTGTGGTGCCACGAATGAAACTAGTGGACCAGAAACTGATCGTACCCTGAGTTTTAAGATTGCCATACAGCATCTCAAAGTCTGACTCGCTAGGGAGTTCAAACATATACTTCACCATATTCTTGTAAGGAATCTGATAAAGAGATGACTTATCCTCATGATCACCAGGCAGGAAACCAATCTCTCTGGTCGCCACAAGAGATCTGACGATGTAAATCTTCTCGTAGGGTGTCTCGCCAGAGAGAACCTCTCTCAGGGCGTTGTAGAGAGCGATAAAGGTCTTACCTGTACCCGCACAACCATATGCAAATAGATTCTTACCTGCTTTGTAGTCCGCGAAAAACTTTTCTTGATTGTCTGTAAGGGGTTCAATGTCAACCAGGAGATCCGTGTTGATTGGTTTCTTCCGGCGCATCTGCTTTGCAGTAAGTCCTACACCAATCGGATCGTCCGTCTTTTTTCTTCTAGGCATAAGTTAGATCTTGAACTTTTGTCGGGCAGAAGGGGCGTTTTGTGCTTTTTCTAGCACTTCATTCCAACCAGGTTTTGATTTGATGAGCTTGTCTTTCCACTCACCCACCTCACCAAAACCTGGTGCGTTTTCAGCGGTATAGTATCGTTCCCAGTCAGGGTTATCTTCCCTCCACTGATCCCAATCATGTACGCTCATCACAACTTCTTTTGTCTCACCTGTGGACTTGTTCTTTACTGGGTAGGTCGCCATGTTTTTGAATGATGTGTGAATATTTATTACCAACCAAGTGCTTCGGCACAAGTTGGAAACTGCTCTGCAAAAATCTTCTGACATTCCAAAGCAATGTCCATGTGTTCCTTCTGCGTTCCGTTGGCAGATCTCAGAGTAATATAATGGATCCATGAGCGAACTGAGCCGGACATGTAGAGTCTTGTGGGCGTTGCCAAAGGAAGCACAAAACGAGCACATTCCTTTGCGATCGATGCATCAAGCATTTCTTTGTAGAGTTTCATTCCCTCATCAAAGTGCTTCTTCATTTTGATCTGAAACTCTTGACGGACAAACGGGTCAATATCATCAATAGAATTCTGACGATTCTTGGTGTCTTGTCTGCGTAGATCTGGGAGGGGAATCTCCTCCGTGAGTAGGGAGGAATCAGCATAGCGTTGCGAAAATTCTTGATATGTAAACGAACGGTGACGCAAGCACTGAGCCGCCAGTCCCCTGGTAGTCTCTATTTCAAGTGTCATGAATGCCTGCTCGAACACAGACCAGTGATTGTGTTTGATACAGTAACCAAGAAGTTTAGCGTAGTTAGGATTTTCCTGATTGTTTGGATTCGACACACGTGCCACGTATGCCATTGTAGACTCGGCGTCAGGCGTTACTGAGATCAGTTTTACATTCATTCTTTTTCAATTCTCGTTTCAATAGTTTAGCATACAAAACTTCCTCTTTGGTATACCAAGAGGGATGTTTCTTCGCACGTTTAATAATTTTCTTTGCTGCTTTTTTGTTTTCCATTAGTCGGGGTATCCATCGTCGTCTCCTTCGTAGAACACCTCGTCATAATCCGTAATTTCAGGAGACCTTTCTTTATATTTATATGCCTCCACGTCAGAATAAACCTCTGCCTCTAATACATTCACCAGAGACTTCAAATTTTTGACGATCAGTTTAAGAGTTTCCCTATCCATAAAAGTATAGATCGCACAACTAATTATAGCATTAAAAAAGGAGGGTAGTCAACCCTCCTTCTTGCGATTTGATGTAGTGACTAGTGTAAGATGCTCCTACAAATTCGTTTACATGTAGCCTGTGTGTCGTCACACTCAATTAAGCAATCATAGTAGTCGTTGATGAGGTCTGATTCTTCCATGGTCTTGTCTAGGGTCCTTGTTAACCGCTCAACCGACTGCTTCCATCCTGCTAGTTGATTATGTGACATGAGATTGTGCATGATGATCTCCATTTGGAACTCATTACGAAGAAGTTTGATTCATTCTTCCATCCAAATTCTATACTATCTAGTCAGGATATCCTAATATTAAGCGTTTTTAATGAAGTATGGAAATAGTTAATAAAAAAGGGAGGTTGCCCTCCCTGATGATCACTTGACGTAGGTACGACCACGATAGCAGTAGGTGCCGTGAGTTTCCTCACCTGCCTCATGTACTTTGCAATCTACACCACGATATTTGGTGATGTTGATTTGTGCATCGTGCAGTGCTGCTGCCTTGTCGATTTGCTTTTTGATAAGTGATAAGGTGTTCATGGTAGTGACTCCTGAAAAAATGGAAAGTTAACCTTCTCTGCCGAAGCAGGATCCGTTTTCCCGTTCCTTCAATCGTTTGCGTCCCAGTTGCACTCAGGTGTTGCTTCCTTTACGGTCTCAATCACCTCAGTTTGAATGATCTTACTTACACTGTTGCTTGCTTCGATACGACTGATCATCTCAGCAGCATCAACACAAGCAATACCAGAGTAAAGTAACAAATCAATCATGGGATGAACGCTCCGTTCCGCGACCTACTTGCGTCCCCGAAGGGATGAACGTCAGTGCTAAGTATAGCACTTCATAAGTTATATAGTCAAGTAGTTTTGTGTTATGTGATACAGTTTACAGTGGATTGCCGAACTTGTCAACCAGACCAAGTTTCTTGATCTCAGACATGTTTGACTTCTCCTGCTTCTTGATCTTCTTGTATTCTTTAATCAACTTATCAACTTCCTCGTTCCTAATCTTGACCTTAAATTCTTTATCTTCTTCCTTAGGTACAACTCCAAAGCCACTACCAGAAGAACTCTTCTCCTGGTCATCCACATAGTCATTGATGACATCTTGAATCTCACCACGAATGAGAGATTCAACTGTCTTTCTAAGGTCCTCTTCGTTCATTTCTTTTTCTTCTTGTCTTCTTTTACCTTGTACCCATACATCTTAGGATTGAGTCTACCCTCAGTTTGATTCATGGTCACAAAATCTTTTTGATACTTGTCATAGTAATCATCAAAGATATCAACTTGTTTTGCTCCCATAGCAATGTCAAACTTTGTCATTCCATCCTGCAAATATTCAATTAGGTATGAGTTGTTAGGAAGTTCACGATCCTGTGCTTGGGTAGGATCACAGTCTGTAAATAAGACCTTACAACCTTTTCCCATCAACCACGTCCTCCCCACTGGATATCAGGATATGCTTCCTCAACATGTCCACGGTTGACGTTGTATCGATTAATCAGTGCCTTGTCTTTTACAAGCACCAGCAGGTCTGCTTCCTCAGGATGGAGACCTTCCAGCATCTGAATGAAGATGGTTTCTCTACGAGTCTTGGAGAGTTTATCGTTGCCTCCCTTGACAAAGTTATAGAAAGACCGCTGCTCGCTCCTCAGAGACGTGTGCTCAGTGCCTTTGGGGGCTTCATTGGGTTTGTATGGAACAGTTCCTTCTGGGAGCATAGAGACCACACTGTCATCAAAGTTCCAAATCAAGAGGGAGACCAGTGCATCATTACGATACTCTTTCAGGAGTTCGATTTTCTTTGCTCTGGTCCTTGCCTTAGATACCAGATCTAAGATCTCACTTTGAAAGGGGTTGGGTGGAAGAGCAACCTTAGGAGCAGGAGCTTTCTTTGCTCTCGGTGCTCTGGGTTTAGTCGTCTTCGTAGTCGTCGTAGTCTTCGGCATTTTCAAATCTCACTGCAAATACTTGGTCTGGAATTACATTACCCTCATCATCAAAGAATTCGGGATGTAAATTAACTGTGTCGGGATGATATGGGGTTGTTTTGATGACGTGTTCTTTTGCCAACCAACCTACCATGCCACCCA